TCTTTCAGGCTTCATCCGCAACCCGTGGGGCCGCACTGCCGCGCCCAACCGCCGGTATTCCAGTCTCAAATCGTTAAGCCTGTTATTCGAGCGTCTCCATTCGTTTCTCATTTTTTCGCTGGTATCCCGCAACGGTTTTAACGCATTTATCTTTTCACGTTCGCGGCGCATTTTGGTTTCTAGTTTTCGCTGTTCTTGTTCGGCTTGGTACAGAGTCAGCTTTTTCCCGTTCCACGTTACGCCCGATTTGTTGTGTTGTTTCAATTGCGCCAATTCTTCGGGGGAATGCGACCGTTGAGACGCCCCGATCACAAAAGGGTAGGCGATGTGCCGGCAGTTCCAATATCCAATCGGTCGGCCTTCGAGGTTATGGGGAACGCCGTCAATGTCAGCCGCCGTTTCGAGGTTTTGCAGTTTTTCGTATTCGGCGTTTGTGAAGACGTTGCCTTGCGCGTCTTCATGGTCAGGTGCGGAATGTTGATGCGCTGAGATTTCCCAACCGTCTGCGCCTGTCTCTTGGGCTATCTGCTTTTGTATATCCTGAGTGATGCTGGTAAATTCTGATACCAGATCCCGCCGCACCGCCGAGTCCATCCGCATCTTGCGACCGCTTGCGTAGCTGATAGTTGTTATCCCTCGTTCTGCAAGCTCATTTATTGTTTTACGCATGACGCTGGGCAGCTCAACGCCTTCTGAGGCGATAAGCCTTGTCATCTTTGCTATTGTGTTTTTGTACTCTGTCCCCACTGCCCCGCTTTGCGCCATGTGCCTGTATCTGCCAAGAGCCGCCATGAGCATATAGCCCATTCGTGTCTTGAACGTGTTCAGCGGGGGAAGGGTTACGCCCTTGCTTGCCGCAAGAGCGGCGCCTCCTCCGTAGGCCATCGTCATAACATCATCGAACAGGCGTTGAATGTCCCTTTCGTTGGCGGCGTTCGCTCTGGCAAGGTTGCGGTTCGCCCTTCTTACATCGGCGTTGAGGTCTGCAAGGGGCATCTGGGAGTGCAGATATTCCCTAAGCTGTTCGGGGGTCATGGCCTGCAACCGCCGTATGCGCTCCCCAGCGTCGGTGAGGAAGCGATCCTCGGCAAGCCAGATGCGGTTGGCTATGCGGTTGATGTACAGGTCAAGCAGTTCGTCGAGGTTCACGGCTTATTCCTCCGGTAACGAATAACCCTCTTCTTCCCGTATCCGCTTCACCTCTGCCTTTGCGTCCGTTTCATCCATGCCCATGTAGTCCATAAGGAACTTGACCCTGCTCATTACGCCGTCATCCACCATTTCAAGCGCGAGGCGTTTTTCCTCGACCTTCGCAAGATCGCCGTCATAGCTGGTATTAAGACAGAATTCCCATCCTTCGGCCTCCGCATCGGGCACGCCCCTCCACCTCGCGCCAAGCCTCACGGCGTTGGTGATTACCTCGCTCATGTTCACGGCGAACGCGCCAAGCACGGAGTTTCCGGCGGCGGCGTGAAGCCTTGCGGTTTCGGCTGACTCCACGCCTCTCGGCCCGCTCTCGAAAGGTTTTGCGCCAAGCAGCTTCATGCGGGCTTCGCTGGCATCCATGTCCTTTTGCATTGCCGCAAGCCCGTTGCCAGAGGGTTCCGCAAACGCCATTGTCCCGTTACCTGAAAACCATATAGTCTTCTCGCCGCCCAAGGGTAATGTTTCAGGTTCGTTTGTCGCCTTTCCGTTAGCGTCTCTCTTCCTCGGAATGTCGTTTTCGGTCGCCACTGATACATATGCGGTTGGCGATGCTGACAGATGCAAAGCGTTTCTGAGGTCGGCCGATTGCTGGTAATGCCCGATGTTCTCGTGGGCGAGATCAAGCAGTAAGGATTTTTCAGGTTCCGGCGCGGGGCAGGGGAAAAACGGGATGTAGTCAAACGGCCTTCCGCCCATCTGCGGGATTATCACATGACCGGGGACAAATTCGTCTCTGGCATTCTTGTCTTCGCTGAGCGCGTATTCCTGCTGCGTGTACTCGCCGTCAGCCAGCCGCAGAACCCGGTAACGGGTTTTCACGGACGGGGCGAATTCGCCCTTTGACGTGTCCTCGAAAGTTTCCCGCAAGACGACAAGGGATAACGCCCGTCTCCCGCCGACCGTGTCGTGCCGCCAGTTGATGACGTTTTCCGCCTTGTACCATTTCAGGTACGCCGTAAGTCCGAGCCTGTTGGCGGTGGCGACGTCCACGGTTCCGCCATCGGGCAGACGGGAATAGTCGGCCAGTATCCCGCCCCATCCTGTCTGCAAAACGTCCCATGAAAGCTCGCTGGCGAATTTGTCAATTGAGGTTCCGGCGTTGTCTATGTTTTTCAAAAAGTCCTTGAAGGATTCCGATACGCCCTCCGGCTGCCCGGAGGCGCGGGAAAACACGCTGCCGTGCAATCCCTCCGCAGTGCGTCCGGTGAAGTTGGAGAATCGGGCGCGGGCGAGGTATCGGGCGTAGGCCGCGTTATACTTCGCTCCTATCTTTCCTGCCGGTCGGGGCAGATATATCTCGCCCTTTGCTTTCACCGCGTGTTCGCCTTTTACGCAATCCCTTACCTTCTCCCAAAGCGGGGTGTTTTCTTGATACTCTCCGTGTAAACTATCAACTGCCATGAGTTTATTATGGCGATAGATGGGAAATTAAACGATATTTACAGCTTGGTCTAGGATGGCTATTGCGGATTTGGCTTGTTGCCATCGTTTTTCCCAATGTTTAGCGTCCTCATCTAGCCATGATTGCAAGCATCTGGCAACAATACGCCCCTCCTCGGTGCCTTCCTTTTTCGCATTTCTGATTATCTCTCGCATTTCCCTTTCCCGATTAATCGTGATTGACATCTCTCCCCCCTATACCGCATAGTCCCCGATCATCACCGTCTGCCTCGGCGCGCTCAATCTTTCAGAGGCATATCTGCAAGCGGCGATAGCGTCATCTTTGAAATTTACAGGTTCGTCCGTGGGATTGCCGTCCCTGTCCTCCCGCCACTTGTACGTGGAAAGCTCCGATGCCAAGCCCGGGCATTTATCGGGGTGTCTACGTGCCATATTCCCCTGTTAAGCCACGATATGCCCGTCTTCACGCTGTCGGGGCCCTTCTTCGCTCCCTCTACGTTATACCCGGCCTGCCGCCACTCTTTGACTGACTTCGGTTCCGCTGAATCGGCGGTGCAGAGCTGCCGTTTTGACAGCACCGCCTTAGTTTCGTTTTCGGCGATCACCTCGTCATTGGTCATGTGGCGGACATAAAGCTCCCCGAATGAATACTTATCGCCGTCTTTCAGCCCGATAAGTTCAATAGCGTTGTAATGGTTAAAGCCGAAATCCTGCCCGGCTATTATTTCGTCAAAATCTTCGGGCTTGTAGGGGCAGGGGCCGTATTTCACGTTGTGGAATACAAGATTGCCCGCGCTTCCCCATTTTCCAAGCGCGTAAATGTCGTAATACATCCTGTCAACGTTTTTCAGTAATTCAAGTTCGTCTTTGTAATCCTTGTCGATAAACCGGTTATCAAGATAGGTCGATTCGTGGATCGTCAGCCTGTTCCGCATATCGCCGGGGTTGTCGAAGAACCGCCTTTTTATCCAGTGGGTATCGGACACGGGATTGAACAGCATCGTTACCTGAAACGGCGCTTGGGCAAGCCCCCGGAGCCGCAAGTTTATCTGGTTAAAATCACGCTCCGTTATCTCTGTGGCTTCCTCAATCAAAACATCGGTCAGCGGCCCGGTGTCGAAGGTTATTGACTTCATTTTCTCGATATCGTCCAGCCCCATGAACTTTATCTGGTTGCCGTTGGCGCAGGTTATAGTCTGGGCGCTTTTGTTCTCGGTGAAAAGGCTCCAAAGGTTCCAGTCGCTTATGCACCGCCTGATAAGGGGGATGGTGCTGATAGAGTTGGCGCGCCCGACCTTGCGGATTATGGCGTAGTTGTGCCCCGTCTCGGCGACCATGCGGTAAACTACCCGCCGGTGGGCGTCTACCGATTTCCCCGATCCCGCGCCGCCTTTGCAGATAACAAAACGGTTGCGGTCAAACCACAGGGGATAGAACTTTTTGTTGACCCATAGGGGAAGGGCGCTGAAATCAATCCGAATATGCGTCCTCTGGCAGGGGCGGTTTTCCGATGGATATGTCAAGCCCGCCCGTGTGTTCCACGCTCTCTCTGGCCTTGCCGTAAACCCGGTCAAGGATGGAATTGGTTATAT